AATCCATTGCCGACATTGCCAATAAGTTAAAGGATTATAGAATTTATAGAATTTTTCATTGTTTTTAGCATAAAAAATCCATTGCCGACATTGCCAATAAGTTAAAGGATTATAGAATTTATAGAAATTTTTATTGCCGATAGGCTGAGTTTTTAGCATAAAAAATCCATTGCCGACATTGCCAATAAGTTAAAGGATTATAGAATTTATAGAAATTTTTATTGCCGATATTGCCGATTATTGCCGACCATCGGCAATGTGTTCAGGCTTACAGCATCAAAGTTTTGAGGCTCTTATTGCCGTTATTGCCGATACTTATTAAACTTGTCTGAATTATAGAGATCATATACACATACACACGCGATCCTATATATGCGCACGCGTGTATAAGAAAAAATCGGCAATGTCGGCAATAAGACAGTTCTAAGCCTTGATATTACTGAGAAAAACTTATTGCCGATATCGGCAATGCATCGGCAATGTCGGCAATAACCCGGAATGAAAGGAATGATATTATGCAAGAAGTCAATATAGAAAGCTATCTCAGGGACCAGGTCAAAAAACGGGGAGGTAAGGCGTTGAAATTTATCTCACCGGGATGGCGAGGGGCACCGGACCGGATTGTCCTGCTCCCCGGGGCCCGGGTGGCGTTTGTAGAGCTGAAGGCCCCGGGAGAAAAACTGGAGCCCTTACAAGCTAAAAGAGCGGCGGAGCTTGAAAACCTGGATTTTAAGGTTTACTGCTTGGACACGATTCAGAAGGTCGATAAGTTCATCCTGGAGGTCTTTTATGGAGTTTAACCCATCCAGGATTGTAAAGAGAGGGGGTGGTTCCTAAATGAAGTTCATGCCACACGATTATCAGGTTTACTGTATAGATAAAATCTTAAACAATGCAGCAGTAGGCTTGTTTTTGGACATGGGCTTAGGTTGAGGAAAAACAGTAATCGCTTTAACCGCGGCAGCTGAACTCCTGCATAACCGGTTTGAAGTCGGCAAGGTCCTGGTTATTGCACCCTTGCGAGTGGCAGAGGACACCTGGAGCCGGGAGGCCGGCAAGTGGGACCACCTGCGGTATTTGAGAATATCAAAGGTGCTGGGAACCGAAAAGGAACGCATCGAGGCCTTAAACCGGCCGGCGGATATCTACGTCATAAACCGTGAAAATACTGAATGGCTGGTTAATTATTACGGCAGAAAGTGGCCTTTTGACCTGGTGATTGTTGATGAGCTGTCCAGCTTCAAATCTCCGAAAGCAAGACGGTTCAGGGCCCTGCGAAAAGTGCGGCCGCTGATAAAGAGGATTGTGGGGCTGACCGGTACGCCGGCACCCAACGGCCTGATCGACCTCTGGGCCCAGGTCTATCTCCTGGACCAGGGGGAGCGCCTGGGGAAAACCATAACAGGCTACCGCGAAAGGTATTTTGTCCCGGACAAGCGGAACCGGACTACCATTTTCAGCTGGGCGCCGAAGCCCGGGGCCGAAGAGGCTATCCACAAGAAACTGTCGGACCTGTGCATAAGCATGAGGGCCGAGGACTGGCTGGAGCTCCCGGAGAGAATTGACAACCTCGTAATGGTCAAGCTGCCGCCGAAGGCCTGGATGCAGTACGAGCAGCTTGAACGTGACCTGCTGCTTCCCCTGGCCGGGGGCGACGTAGTGGCCAACACCGCCGCGGGCCTGAGCAACAAACTCTTGCAAATGTCCAACGGGGCGGTATACGACGAAAACGGAACAGCCAAAGTGTTTCATAACGCGAAGCTTGAGGCCCTGGACGATATCATCGAGGCGGCCGGAGGAAAACCGGTGCTGGTGTTCTACGCATACCGGCATGATCTGGCCAGGCTTAAAGACCATTTAGCCGGCCTGGGGCCCAGGACTCTGGAAAGTTCGGCCGACATCGAGGACTGGAACGCTGGAAGGATTCCGGTATTGCTGGCACACCCGGGGTCCGCCGGCCACGGTCTAAACCTCCAGGATGGCGGAAATATCATAGTCTGGTTCGGGATGACCTGGAATCTGGAGTTTTACATGCAAGCCGTCAAGAGGCTTCACCGCCAGGGTCAGAAGAACAGTGTGATAGTCCATCACCTGGTGGCTGAGGGTACTATTGACGAGGATGTAATGGCTGCCCTGGGCAGTAAGGCGAGGACCCAGGACGCGCTTTTAGAAGCAGTCAAAGCAAGGATTGAAAGGTTAGGGGGTGGGCAGGCTGTTCGAGGAGGACAGGAAAGATTTAAGTACAATAGCCAGGCAAGTTGAAGAACAGACCCGGGAGGAAATTCGGAAAGCAATTGAACAAATCAAAGAACGAAACCGGAAGGAAAACCTGGAGCGTTTCGGTTGTGACTGTCCGGCTGCAAAGTGTTATGCCAGCTGTCCCAGATACCTGACTCACTCTAAGGATGTAGATTTGCTGTATTGGTTGGCCAAGACAAGCCCGCCGGATAACAAGATAAAAGATTATTTACAGCCCATACCGGCGCCGCCGGCTAAGAACGGAAGGAGTAAGAAAGGGCGAAAACAGAAAAAGAAACTTTCCTTCAGGAAGTTATATTTGGAGTGTTGACAGGCTACTTGACAAGATGTTATAATACCGGCGAAGCCGTACGCGCATAGTAAGCGCGTGCGGCTTTCTTTATGACCTTTTCAAGTTGACGGGTCCTTCCGGAGGGGAGGGGAATTGCGAGTCTGGCGAACCCCGAAATTTCACCCAGCATAAACTTGGAAAACAGAGTAACTTTGAAACGAAATAGGTGTACTATTATGGGCGAAAACTACCGGACCATAGATGACAAATTCTGTGTCTCAACTGGCGAGCTTTGTGCTCAACTTGGCATAAACCGAAAGACGCTAACCGATTGGGAAGCAAAGGGCTGCCCAAAGGCCGCCCGGGGCTGGTGGCCGCTGTGGGATGTTCTGCGTTGGCGAGGTTTGATTGGCGGAGGTAAGATTGTTGATGAGTGTGCAGCCGAGGAATCTTCACTGGCAATTAAGAAACTGAAATACGAGGCTGAACTTAAAAAGCAAAAGGCTGAAGAGGCAGCTTTTGAAAATGCTATCGCCCGCGGCGAGTACATACGGAAAGAGGAAATCACCGCTGAACTGCAGCGGTTTTTTGTTGTGCTCAAGCGGTCCATGCTGGGATACAGCCGCCGGATAGCGACGGAGGTCTCACCATATGTTGACTCAGTCACGGCCAGGAGGATTGAGAAGATGATAACGGAGCTGACAATGGATGCCCTCGAACAGATTAGCATTGATGGCGTCTACACGCCGCCAAGGAAAAAAGCAACTCGTTAAGTGGCCTTCCTGGCTCAGCGACGCGTTAAAAATATTCAAGCCTCCGGAGCGGCTCACGGTTTCCGAGTGGGCGGACAAGCACCGTGTTTTGGATGCGAAGACCTCCGCTGAGCCCGGGCAGTGGAGGACCATTAGAACCCCATACCTGAAGGGTGTGATGGATGCCTTCACCGACCCGGATATCGAGGAAATAGTTTTTGTTAAGCCGACCCAGGTAGGCGGTACCGAGGGCCTGAATAACATCGTCGGCTTTATTATCGCCCAGGATCCCAGCCCGGTCCTGATAGTATACCCAACACTGGAGTTGGCCGAGTACACCAGTAAAAACAGGATTCAGCCGATGATCTCTCTATGCCCGGAGTTGAAAAAACGCTACCAGGATAGGGAAAGCAAAATACTCGAGCTTCAGTTTGACGGAATGTATGTTGTCCTGGCGGGGGCCAATTCGCCGGCGTCACTGTCATCCAGACCCATCAGGTACCTGCTTTTTGACGAGGTGGACAAGTACCCGTCCAATGCGGGAAAAGAGGCGGATCCCAGGAGCTTGGCGCGTGAGCGGACCAAGACCTTCGCGCATAACAAGAAAATATTTCAGACGTCCACGCCCATATTGAAAACCGGTCCGATCTGGAAAGAATGGGAGGCTGCCGACAGCCAGCTGAGGTATTATGTCCCCTGTCCGCATTGCGGCCATGAACAGACATTTCGGTTCAAGCAAATCAAGTGGCCGAAGACAGCCAAGACGCCGGAGGCGGCCAGGGCCACGGCCTATTATGAGTGTGAGCAGTGCCGGGGAATTATCACTGATGGCCACAAGCCGGGCATGCTGAAGGCCGGCCGGTGGCAGGCGGAGAAAAACGCGGGAACAAGAAAAGTTGCTTTTCACATCAACGCCCTTTATTCTCCCTGGATACGTTTCGGGGATGTCGCGTATGAGTTTTTAAAATCCAAGGACTTTCCGGAATTGCTTATGAACTTTGTGAATTCCTGGCTGGCGGAGCCATGGGAAAACACAGAGGTCAAAATGAATTCAAACAATGTCTTGGAGCGGCAGAGTGAATACGAGGAGGGGGTGGTTCCGGACGGGGCCCTGCTGATAACAGCGGGCGTCGATGTCCAGAAGGACCACTTTTATTATACAATCCGCGCCTGGGGCTCCTCGATGACCAGCTGGAACATCGCCCACGGCGTGGCCGACACCTGGGGCGATATCGAATACATTATGAATCTGCCGTACCAGGACAGTCACGGCAGGGTATTTCAGGTAAACCTTTGCGCTGTTGACTCCGGGGACAGAACTGATGAGGTATATGATTTCTGTGCCGTTAACCAGGAATGGGCAGTGCCGGTTAAGGGTTCATCCAACCCACTATTGGCAAGGTACAAAATAACCACCATAGACAAAACGGACAGCAAGGCCCACGGTATGCGCCTATACCTGGTTGATGGTGGCCAGTATAAAGACATGATTGCAGGCAGGTTAAAACGCCCCAACGGGCCGGGGGCCTGGATGGTGTTCAAGGGCTGCGATCTTGATTATGCGGAGCAGATATGTGCCGAGGAAAAGGTCATCGAGAAAAAGGGTGGTCGGGAGATCGAGGTTTGGAAGCCCAAATCATCCCACGCGGTAAACCACTACCTTGACACCGAGGTATATGCGGCCCTGGCTGCTGACTTGCTGCACGTTAGATACCTGCAGCCGCCCCCTCCAGAGCAGCCGAAACCGGAGCCCAAGCCGGCGCCGGGTGGGGATAGCTTTATTAAGCAAAATGGATCGTGGCTTAACCAGAAAGGCGGGTGGATACGTTGACAACTCAGGAACAATTGGACCAGATAAACAAGGCAATTGCAGCCATAGAGAACGGCGCCCAGGAGTACAGTATCGGCAGCCGAAGGTTAAAGCGGCCTGACCTTTCACTGCTATACAGGGAAAGACGGCTGCTGCAGCAGCAATTCGCAGAGGAAAATGGTGGCGGGGTATCAGTTGCCGTTTTTGACCGGCGTTAGGGGTGGTGCATTTGAATTTTCTCGATAGAGCAATTTTATTCTTCAGTCCACGTTGGGCATATCAGCGGCAGGCTTGGCGCAGGGAGTACCAAAGAAATTATGACTCCGGGTCCATGGACCGCCTTAACGCCGGATGGGTTCCTTTCAATGCGACGGCGGAACAGACCGACCGGGGGCAGCGGGATATAATCCGGGCCCGGGCCAGGGATCTGGAGAGGAATTCGGACCTGGTCGAGGGGATTATCGGCCCCCTGGAAAGGAATGTGGTGGGTATTGGTATACGCCCCCAGGCCAAGGTGATGAAGGATGACGGTACCGAGAACGAGGACCTCAACAGGCAGATTGAGGAACTCTGGGAAGAATGGATCCGCCCAAGAAACTGCGACGTAACGGGACAACAGTCCTTTTACGAGATGCAACAAATGGCTGTAAGAAGAACCGCCGTGGATGGCGGTATCTTTTTTACCAAAGTTTATACCAACAGCGGACCGGTCCCCTTAAGCTTGCAGGCCAGAGAGGTTGACGAGCTTGACACCTCCAGGGTCAGTTTTGCAGGCATGGTCGGAAACCGCATAGTCGGGGGCATTGAGCTTGATAAGTATAATAAGCCGGTTGCCTACTGGTTTAAAAAGTTCACACCGGACGGTTACTATACAGGTGAATCCGAACGCATAGCAGCTGACAAGGTGGTTTTCTTCTGGAAGAAAATCAGGCCGTCTCAAATTCGGGAGATTTCTCCGCTGGCCAAGACGATTCCCAGAGTGCGGGACGTTAACGAGTTTATCGAGGCCGTCTCCGTCAAAGAAAGGATACTTGCCTGTCTGGCCGTGTTCATCACAAAGCAGAACCCGACAGGGATAGGCCGGGGGGTTAAGATTGACGAAAAAAGCGGATATCAGCAGCGGACACTTGCCCCCGGCATGATACATGAGCTGCAGCCCGGCGAATCAATCAGCGCTGTTAATCCTTCCGGGCAGTCCAGTAATGCCAAAGATTTTGTGTCAATACAGCAACGTTTGGCCGGTACCGGGCAGGGGTTGTCATATGAGACAGTGTCCCGGGACATGTCCCAGGTTAATTACAGCAGTGCCCGGCAGGGGCTCCTGGAGGACCAGACGACATATAAAATGTGGCAGCAGTTTTTGATTGAGCATTTTTGCCGGGAAGTCTACACCGAGTTTGTGATTTCCGCCGTGCTGGCCGGCCAGTTGAACATCCAGGATTTTTGGCAGAACAAGAAAAAGTACCTTAAGCACGTCTGGATCCCCCGGGGATGGAGCTGGATTGACCCGCTTAAGGAGGCAGCCGCGAACGCCAAGGCTCTTGAAACGGGACAGGATACACTTGCCAGGTTGTGCGCTGAGCGGGGTGAGGACTGGCGGGATGTACTGAAACAGAGGGCAGCGGAAATGAAATTTGCCCAGGAATTGGAATTAGATATAACAGGAGGTGGTAAGCGAAATGTTCCAGCGAACTAAGCCAGCTACAGGACTTCAGGAACCCAGAACCATTGATGCGGAGTTTAGGGCAGTAGAGGGGAATGAAAATCAAATCGAGCTTTCTTTTTCGTCGGAATATGCCGTTGAAAGATGGTATGGCTCCGAGATCCTTCTGCATGAGGAAGGTGCGGTTGATTTTACAAGGTTGTTGAGCGTCGGATCAGTTCTTTTCGCCCATGGTCGTGATGTCAAATATGGCAAAATGCCTGTTGCTCGAATAGAGAAGGCCTGGCTGGATATAGAACAGCGAAAAGGCAGGGCGCTTATCAGTTTTGATGACGACGAAGATAGCCAAAAAGTGAAGAATAAAGTCCTTAGTAAATCCATTAGGGGGGTTTCATTTGGCTATGCTGTATCGAGCTGGGAAGAAGTTATGCCTGGCAAGAAGTCGTCTAATGGCCGCTTTACGGGGCCTGCCTATATTGGATTAAAGTGGGAACCCATCGAAATAAGTATTGAGCCCGTACCGGCTGACCCTTCAGTCGGTGTTGGCAGAGAGGCAAGCCAACCTAACATTCCTTGGAATGCGCCAAAAGCAAGAGTCAGCAGTGACATACTTGAACGGCAGCTTCAAATAAATAAAAATTTTTTATAGGAGGGTAAGAAATTGAACAAAAAAGAACAGCTCAGAATCAAGGCACTCAGGCAGCAGGAAATTTTAAACACTGCCAAAACAGCGGGACGTGGATTAACCGCAGAGGAGCAGGCAGAGTTTGATGCTCTGCAACGGGATATCGACACCCTGAAAGCTGAAATCGCGGAAGATGAAAGGGCAGCCCAGACCCAAACAGAAACTGAAAGGGTCGTCAAGGCCGAAAGGCAGCGCGTTTCTGAAATTAGTGCGCTGTGCAGAGATTTCGGAGTTGATCCTGCCGAACACATCAATTCCGGAAATACGGTTGACCAGGTAAGAGCAGCTATCCTGGAAAAACTCAAGGCCGAAAGAAGAGCCTCCCCGGGCCCGGCCCCCGGCGTAAGTGTGGAAAGAGAAGAGGCTGACAAATTCAGGGAAGCAGCCTCCGACGCCATCCTGCTTCGTGCCGGCCGGAGTGTCGAGAAGCCGGCAGATGGCGCCCGGGATCTGCGCGGAATGAAACTCAGGGACCTGGCGGTTGACTGCCTGATTAGAGCTGGCCGGGCCAATGCGCATAGGCTTGACGACGAACAGCTTTTCCGGGAGGCACTGACTCCCGACAGCCAGTTTACCAGTGTTCTTAACAGCGCGGTTAACAAGAGCATGGCCACTGCATACCGGGCCGCCCAAACCACCTACCAGAGGTGGACCGGCCGCGGATCGAACCCGGACTTCAAGGCGGCAACGCACTACCAGATCTCTGAAGCAGGGGAACTGCTCAAGATGACCCAGAGCGGGGAATTTAAGTTCGACGAAATGAGCGACCATGGGGTCTCCAAGGCAATTGCAACTTTTGGCCGTTCATTCGGGCTTACCAGGCAGGCCCTGATTAACGACGACATTGGGATCCTTACCCGGGTACCCGAGGCCTACGTCCGTGCCGCCGGCCGAGGTATAAACAAGCTGGTGTACCAAATGCTCGGGTCCAACCCCGCTATTTTTGACGGTGTCACCCTTTTTCACGCCAACCACGGGAACCTTGCCGGGGCAGGTGCAGCCATCGGCATAGATACTGTTGGGGCCGGCCGCGCCGCCATGCGGAAGCAGAAGAACCTCCGGGGCAAAGAAACTCTGAACATCGGACCGAGGTTTTTGATTGTTCCGGCGGCAAAAGAAACTGCTGCGCAGCAGTTTGTGGCGGTAAACTATGTGCCGAACACCATCGGCAACATCAATCCGTTTGCCGGCACTCTTGAGCCCATTGCCGACGCTGAACTGGATGCCTACAGCGAAACCGCCTGGTATCTGGCCGCATCGCCGGCGGATGTAGACACCATCGAGGTCACCTATCTGAACGGTGATGACATGCCCAAACTGGAAAGCCAGGTGGGCTTTGACTTCCTCGGGATTAAGTGGAGGATCTACATCGACTACGGTGTAAACGTACTCGACTTCCGCGGCCTGTATAAGAACGCCGGAGCCTAAGCAATTAGGCTCCTTAAAATTAATTCATAAGGAGGAATAAGCTACATGCCAAAAGGGACATATATCCAAAAAGGCGAGACCATCGATTACACAAACGGCGGTGCGTCTGCAATCGGATATGGTGATGTGATACCCCTGGTGACCAGAATCGGCATGGCCGGCGAAGACATCGCTGTTGGCGCCACAGGCTCAGTAAAGACTACAGGCATCTATGAGCTGCCGGCGGTAAACAATGCTGCGTTTGCGGTCGGTGATCAGCTTTACTGGGATGCCGCTGCCGGCAACCTGACCAATGTGTCAGCCGGTAACACTCCTGCTGGATGGGCTACTGAGCCGAAGGCGCTTGCCGGAACTACGGCTAGAGTGAAGATTGGTTAGGGGGCGGTAAAGTGATTAAGCTTAAGAACCCGCTTAATTATAAGGGGTTGCTTCATGAAGCAGGAACGGTTTTATCTGTTCCCCCCGAACTGGAGGACAAGCTGGTTAAGACCGGATCGGCCGAGCGGTATGTCACTCCTGAGACCGATCAGCGGTCCGAGGCACAAACCGGATCACAGATCAAAATAGAACCGCAACCCGGACCTGAGCCCGAGCCAGCCCCCCTTAAAAAGGGTGGAAAATAATGAGCCTCAAAGATCAGATTCAGTCCGACCTGTCCACGTTTCTCAACCTGGACGAATTCGCCGAATCCCATGATATTGACGGACGGCAGGTCCTGGCCGTGGTGGACAGCGACATTCTAAAGATCCGAAGCGACCGGAGATCAGAGCGGTACGACGGAGTTTATAAAGGGGAGGTGGCGGTCTTTGTCAGGGCTGCCGACCTCCCTTCCCGTCCCGTTTACGGCCAGCACATGCGCCTGGACGGCAAGCTCTACCTGGTGGCCGAGTGTACTGAAAACTGTGGAATGTTGGAGATAGTCCTGGAGGCGAACGAGTCATGATCACCATTGATGCTGACCAGGTGGCAAGGGCGGAGGCTGTACTGAAGCATATACCCGGAGGAGCACCGAAAGCCATTGCGAACGCTCTCAACCGGGTTGCCGAGGGGGTCCGGACGGAAGCGGTCAGGAAAGTCCGTGAGCGGTATTACATCCGGGCAAGAGACGTCAATGAGACAATACGGATTAAAAAGGCTACCCCGGAGGACCCGGTGGTCATCATCCGGTCCACTGGATCCCCTCTGGCCCTGTCCAAGTTTCGCATTAATCCGGCCAAGCCCCCGTCGAAGCGAAGAAAAACACCGATTATTGCCCGGGTGGTAAAGGGCGCCGGCGGCAGCATCCGCGGGGCGTTTGTCGCCCGGATGGCTTCTGGGCACATCGGTGTTTTCCACCGTGCTGGCAAGGCCAGGCTTCCAATTGTTGAGAGATTCGGCCCTTCCGTTCCGCAGATGCTGGGCCACGAGTCGGTTACCCGGTATATCGAGGAGCAGGCCAGGGAGCGACTTGAAAGCCGGCTGGACCACGAGATTGAACGGATGCTGCGAGGTGTCGGGAAATGAGCACACCTGTTTTACTGGTGGATGGACTGAAAGCCTTTATAGAGGTTGTGGTGAATGACTACCAGCTGGAAACCAAAAACAAAAACATGGTTAAGCCGCCCCAGGTCATAGCCGGGTACCTTCCGTCAAAAGACCCAAAATCCGAAACGCCTGATTTTCCTTTTGTTATTGTGCGGTTCGCGGAGGGCACCGATAGCGACGAAGATTCCCGGGTAATTATAAAAATTATCGCCGGTACCTATTCCGAGGATGCCCAGGAAGGCTGGCGCGACCCGGCCAACATTCTGCAGCGTATCCGGACGGAATTAATGAAGCACCGGGTTGTGGGTGGGAAGTTCCGGCTGGAATTTCCCCTGAGAATTGAAATGTCGGAGGAGCAGCCGTTCCCGGAGTGGATAGGGGTCATGACCACCACCTGGACGATAGCTCAACCGGTGGAGGAGGTCACTTATGAGTAAAAAGAAAGAGGCCGCCCAGGAGCCAGGGCGGCTGATTTATTGCGGCCCCAATATTCCGGGCGGGGCTCTGCAGCGGTATACGGTTTTCAAAGGCGGCCTGCCGGCGCACCTTGAACTGGTGTTCGAGAAATACCCGGCGGCCAAATCTCTTATAGTTCCGGTGGGGGAGCTGGCCCGGGTGGAGCAGGCCGTTAGAACCAAGGGGACCCCGGAGAATACAGCCTTCGGGGAAGTTTTGAAAGGTGGTGTTTAGTAGGTGACCTACAAGCATGGTGTTTATGTTTCTGAAGTTCCTACGTCAGTTTTGCCGCCTGTCCGTACCAGCGCAGGCCTGCCGGTGGTATTCGGCACAGCGCCGGTGAACCTGGCCATTGACCCGGCGCCGGTGAATACTCCAAAGCTCTGCTATACTTACGCTGAGGCAATCAAATACTTCGGCTATAGCAGCGACTGGGCAAACTATACACTCTGCGAGTTTATCAAATCGCATTTTGCCCTTTTCAATGTGGCTCCGGTGGTCCTGGTCAACGTACTGGACCCGGCTGTTCACAAAACCGCCGTACCTGAGGCCTCCGTGGCCATGGCAAACGGTATAGCGACCATCACGGCTAAAGGAGTGCTGCTGTCCAGCCTTAAGGTCAGGCTGACCGCCGGCGGGGCCGACCTGGTAAAGGGAACGGATTACACGGCTGCATTCGATGAGGACGGGCAGGTCGTGATTACCAGGATTAGCACCGGTAGCATCCCCGCTGGCCAGACTTCAGTGTTTGTTGTCTATGACAAGCTCAACCCCTCCGCGGTGGTCGCCAATGATATTATTGGCGGGGTGGACGCCGGGACCGGAGCATACACCGGCCTTGAACTCCTGAACAAGGTTTTTCCCCTGTTCCGGCTGGTACCCGGCATGGTCCTGGCCCCGGGGTGGTCTCACGACCCCACCGTGGCCGCGGTGATGGTGGCCAAGGCCAGCAATATCAACAGCCACTTTAAATGCATTGCTCTTACCGATGTTCCCACCTCTGCGGCGGATTTATATACCAAGGTGGCGGCTTGGAAAAACACCAACAACTACACGTCCGCCCGGCAGGCCGTCTGCTGGCCGAAGGTCAAACTGGGTGATGAAGAATACCACCTTTCCACCCAGCTTGCGGGTGTGATTTGCCGGACCGATGCGGAAAATGACGACATACCCTATACCAGTCCATCAAACAAAAACCTGCAAGCAAATTCTGCGGTATTGGCCGGCGGTACGGAGGTTGCACTGGGCCCTGACCAGGCTGCTTACCTGAATGGTGGGGGCATAATCACCGCCCTCAACTTTGTTGGTGGTTGGAAGGCATGGGGCAACCGGACCGGCGCCTACCCGGCGATAACCGACCCCAAAGACGCATTTCTTCCGGTTCGGCGGATGTTCGACTGGATTGCCAATACACTGGTGTTAACCTTCTGGCAGAAGGTTGACTACCCCATCAGCCGGCGCCTGGTGGAGACCGTGGTGGACTCGGCCAACATCTGGCTTAATGGCCTGGCAGCCAGGGAATTCATCCTCGGTGGCCGGGTGGAATTTATCCCGGATGAGAACCCGGAAACCGATCTGATGGACGGCATCATCCGCTTCCACGTGTATGTGACCCCCCCGTCGCCGGCCCGGGAAATTGATTTCATCGTCGAATATGATCCGCAATACCTTGCGGCTTTGTTCGGCTAAAGGAGGGTAAAAACCTTGAACCAGGTACCTGAAAAACTGATTAACTTCCGGGTTTACGAGGACGGAGCGGACCTTCTGGGCGTGGCCGACGTGGAGCTGCCGTCCCTGGACGCCATGACCGAGACTGTCAAGGGGGCGGGCATCGCTGGCGAGGTGGACAGCCCGGTACTGGGACACTTCGGCAGTATGACCCTGAAACTTAACTGGCGAACCGTGACCCGCCCCACCGCAAACCTGGCCCAGCCAAAAGTTCATAACCTTGACCTTCGCGGCGCCATCCAGGTTATGAACGCCGGAGCGGGGGAATACCGGGTGGCCCCTTTAAAGGTGACCGTGCGGTGTATTCCCAAGAAAACGGAACTGGGCAAGCTGGATGTGGGCGCCAAGTCGGACGCATCGAATGAGTTTGAGGTGGTCTACATCAGCGTTACACTGGACGGGGAGAAGATCATTGAAATTGACAAGTACAATTATATTTGTGTGATCAACGGCACGGACTATTTGAAACAGGTCCGGGCGGCCCTGGGCCTGGCATAGCAAAAGGGGCCTGCTGCTTCGGCGGCAGGTCTCTGACTGATTTTCATAAAGAAAGGGGATTTATGTGGATATCAAGCTCAGCAAGCCATACACTTTCGAGGGCAAGGAATATACGGAACTGAAGCTTGACTTTGACGTGCTCACCGGTAGGGATATGATCATCGCCGAGGCCGAGGTCAGGGTTATTGCCGACCCGGCGCCGGTAGCCGAACTGTCTAAGTCCTATCTCGCGGTAATGGCAGCCAAGGCGGCCAGGGTACCAGTGGACCTGATTTTGGGACTGCCGGCAAAGGACTTCAGCAAAGTCACCATCGAGGTGCAGAATTTTTTATTCGAGTAGGCCTCAGGCCTGTTGAATCAAGGCGAGTAATAATGGAGGCCTGCATTGTAATGTCAGTAGCCACATATACACCAGTTCCATATTGGTTATCGCTGCCGATATCGGAGTTAATCCAATGGCTTGAAGTATCAACAGGTCTGCGGAAGAAGGGGTGTGATATGAGAAATGGCGGGTCGGATGTATGAAATAGCTTTTCAACTGGCTGGAAAAATCAATTCCTCCTTCTCCGGAGCTTTTACGTCAGCCAACGAACGGCTGGCCCAGATGAATCGCCAGATCTCATCACTCCGGACTGACATGAAAGCCCTTGAAAAGAACCTGAAGTCCGGTGCAATCAGCGCCCAGCAGTATAGCGAGTCTTATGCCAAGCTGACGGCCCAACTGGAGAAAGCTGAACGGGCGCAGAAGAAGCTGGCCAGGGCTTCCAACCTCCAGCAGAAGGTAAGCGACTTCCGGGGAAATATGCGTGGTAACCTGCTTGAGGCGGCCGGGGCTGCAGCCACCGTGGGAGCCCCGGTGGTCGCGGCCATGAAATTTGAGTCCAGCATGGCTGATGTCCGGAAGGTCGTTGACTTCGATACTCCGGAACAGTTTAAGGCCATGGAAAAGGATATTCTCAATCTTTCCAAACGCATCCCCATGACCGCCGAGGGTCTTGCTCAAATCGTCGCCGCCGTCGGGCAGGCGGGACTGGCCAGGGTTGAACTTCTTGGCTATGCGGAGGCGGCGGCAAAAATGGGCGTGGCCTTCGACATTTCGGCGGAGGAAGCCGGCCAGACCATGGCCCAGTGGCGCTCAGCCTTCAAGATGAACCAGGAACAGGTTAATACACTGGCCGACCAGATTAACTACCTGGGCAATACCACGGCGGCATCGGCGCCAAAAATATCGGAGGTGGTGCGCCGGATCGGCCCCCTGGGTGAGGTCGGGGGAACTGCTGCAGCTCAGATTGCCGCTCTGGGCGCATCCATGGTGGGCGCCGGTATAACAGAGGAAATAGCCGCAACCGGCATCAAGAATTTGGTTCTCGGACTTGTAGCCGGGGAGGGTGCGACAAAGAGCCAGGCTGAGGCGTTTGCGCAGTTGGGGCTGGATGCGGCACAGATGGCCAAGTTCATGCAGGAGGATGCCCAGGGGGCGATTTTGAAAGTGATGCGCTCCCTCCAGAAGCTGCCCGAATACAAGCGGGCGGCGGTTCTGTCGGACCTGTTCGGTAAGGAAAGTATCGGCGCCATATCGCCCTTGCTGACCAACCTTGAAGCCCTGGAAGAAAACTTTAAGAAGGTGGCCGACACCACCAAATACTCCGGCAGCATGCAGAAAGAGTTTGAGGCACGGTCAGCGACGTCCGAGAATAATGTTCAGCTGCTCAAAAACAGAATGACGGCCCTGGCGATTACCACAGGCAATATCCTATTACCGCCCCTGAATCAATTAATCGGCAAGCTTTCCAGCTTGGCCGAGCGGGTAGAGAAGTTTTCAGAAAAGCACCCCGGTTTAACAAAGGCCATGGTTATTGGTGCTGCGGCCGCGCTCGGACTCGGTGTAGCTTTTACAGTGCTTGGATATGCGGCCAGCCTGATCATATCGCCCTTTGTCAGTTTTTACACCTGGGCGACTAAAGTCGAACTAATGAGCAAACTTGCAGCGATGGCCACTAGGGCTTGGACGGCAGCCCAGTGGCT